TAGAAAACTCTAAATACCCCAAAAACGACAGAAGCTCCGGAAACCTGTAAAAGCACAGGTCTCCGGAGCTTCCTAACTCATTGCGGACTTTGACAGTCAGCGAAGAGACATTATTTCCCTTGCCAGCTTATCTGTCAGCCTCACCTTCTTCACTCCGAGCGATTCGAAGTACGCCAACATCGCCAGAGATTCCTCTATCGTTCTTATGCCGTCGTCCACACCCGGAAGGATATGGCTGTAACTATCCACAAAATCCCTGAAGAAACCGGTATCCACCAACTTTGTTTTATGTTGTAAGAAAAACATACCCATAGCGTTTAAATTCCAAATATCCTTTTGTACAGCGGCTTCTTGTTCTTCCGGTTTTCATCGTTCCCGTAATGGAAAGTTGGAGCTTATTCAACAGGAACAAATGGTCAAGTCACCAGCAAGGCTCAATGTGTCCAGTAAGGTGATGCGATCGCTGGTTATCTCGAATGTTCCCGGCCGATTCACTTCCCCCAATATCCGGTTCTGTTCTCCTGCATATCCAACCTCACGCAGTAGCAGCAAGGAAAGAAAAAGCAAGGTAATTGAATAGTTATCAGCAAACTATGTCTCTTGTTGACTTCGGTTGCTCAATGCCGAAATTGCCGAAAAATGCAAATTTACGCAGGTGTTCCGCTTCTATATCGTTACCCTTTCGGAACGAGGCAAAACAAGACAATACGACGGCATTGATTGGCCATTTATAGCACTGTCTGTCTGCGGTTTACATTACTCAAATAACTCACAAAGGAAGTAATTTTATCAACTTAAAATGTGAGTAGCATGAATAATGAATTAAAAGTCTCCTTTTACCTGAAACGGGAAGGAAAAAACGGAACGGCCAATACCAATCCGAACGAAGTGTACCCGATTGTCGGGAAAATCATCATCGGCAAAAGTATTGCCCAGTTCGGTTCAAAACTGAAAATTGAAGAAAGTCTTTGGGATGTCAAATCAGGACGGGCAAGCGGCAAAAGCCGCAAGGCTACCCAACTTAACCGAGAGATTAATAAAATTAATCTCTCTATATATACACGCGCACTACAAGGAAATTCTAAAGCGGACGGGAAAGGTTACTGCTTCGGAAGTGAAGAATGCCTTTCAGGGTATGGCATCGGCACAGAAAACGCTGCTCGTGTTTTTCGAGGAAATCATGCAGGAATTTCATGCGAGAATCGGCATTGACAGGTCTGCATCGACCTATCCGAAATACAAGAATGCTCATAAGCAACTGAAACGGTTTCTTACTACAAAATACAAAGTTCAGGATATCCCGCTAAATCAATTAGACCTACCCTTTAGCGAAGCCTTCGATTTTCATTTGCGTGTCGAACGGGAAATGACGGATGAATCGGTGGCAACGGTTATTTTTTTGCTATTTAAAGCGGTACGTTTAGCCCTGCACCGGAATTTGATAACCTACCCGCCCTTCTTAGGTTTCAAGGTCAAAAAGCCCGAATTTCAAATCCGTTTGCTGACTAAAGAAGAATTTGAACGGCTTATCTCCACGCCATTGGAATCGCAAAGCCAATGTTTCATCCGCGATTTGTTCGTTTTCGCTTCATTCACGGGCATTTCGTATGTGGATTTGAAAAAACTTACGTGGAAAGACATCGTTACCGAAGAAGACGGAAGCCTGTGGATTTGCATGTCGCGCCAAAAAACGGGCATTCCGTTCCATGTAAAGCTGTTGGATATTCCCATAAAGATTTTGGAAAAATACAGAGGATTGGCAAAGGAAAACCTTATCTTTCCCGTATTGGGACACGGAAGAATCAACTACGCGCTGAAAATTATTGCCCGACATTGCAAGATTGACAAAGCGATTTCCTTCCATCAAAGTCGGCACACGTTCGTCTCTCAATTGTGCCTGTCGCAAGGTGTACCGATTGAAAGTGTCAGCCGTATGATGGGGCATCGTAATATCCAAACTACCCAACGGTACGCCCGTGTCAATAACGAAAAAATCGGAAACGATATGAAAGCGTTGTCCAAACGGCTTGCCAACAAATTTTCCTATGTCAAACAATTAAAGTAACATCATCATGCAAATCAATAGAAGCACCTTCGGCATACTGTTCTACCTCAATACGAGTAAAACAAAGAAATCAGGCAAATGTCCGATAGTCGGGCGAATTACCGTTGACGGTAAAAGTACCACGTTCAGCACGGGATTGGATATTCTACCCGAACAATGGGATGCTAAATCGGGATTGGCGGTCGGTAAATCCAAAGAAGCAAACGGTATCAACCAACAAATAGAGAAATACCAAACTGAAATTACGGAACATTACAAAACCCTTGTGAACGATAGCGGCTATGTAACCGCCGAATCTTTGAAAAATGCTTTGTGGGGCATTGGGTTGAATCAAAATACCGTTATGCAGGAATATGTTAGCTTGGTGGAAGAAAAACGGAAAAGTATCGGGATTCGAATCGAGGCAAGTACTTATCCCATTTATCCTACAGCATTGAGCCATTTTAAGGACTTTCTACGGGAAAAATACAGTGTCGATGATATTCCGTTCGGGAAGGTGGACGTTGCCATGATAGAAGCCCTTGCTTATTATCTGAAAATAGATTTGCGGATGACACCCCGCACGGTAAAAACGAACATGGTTCCCTTCCGTACGATTGTAAAACGGGCGTTCCATAAGGGAATGATACGGCAAGACCCGTTTTTCGATTACGTTCCCGAAAGAATTATGCCTAAACGCCCGTGGTTAACTAACGATGAAATAACATGGTTGATGAACGTGCATACCAAACATGCCTCTTGGAATTTTACGCGGGATATGTTCATTTTTTCGACCTTCACGGGCATTACGTTCATAGACTTGGAAAACCTGAAACATACGAATATTCAAGCGATGGAAGACGGCAGCCTGTGGATTGTGTTGAACCGTCAGAAGACGGGAACGGCTTCGTATATTCCCCTGTTGGATATTCCGAAACAGATTCTTGAAAGGTACAAGGATTCGGAATTTGCAGGAACGGAAGGAAGGGTTTTTAAACTGCAACATCATGTTTGTATGAATTGGCAACTGAAACGGCTTGCCAAAGCTGCAAACATTGACAAACGCCTGACATTCCACATGAGCCGTTTTACATTCGCCACGACCGTTTGCCTGACACAAGGCGTTCCGATTGAATCTCTTAGCCAAATGATGGGACATTTATCCATCAAAACCACCCAAATTTATGCAGAGGTCACACGGACGAAGATTGACGAGGATATGACGAATTTGGCAAAGACTATAGAGAGCAAATATGATTTATCGGATGCTCTGGCAAAGAAACGGATTAGGAAGGTAGTGTTCGCCAATGAATAGAGTAAAAAGAAAGCGGTAAGATATTTGGTCTTACCGCACACTTATATTTCATTTGAGTTCCTTTTTCACTGGTTTTACTAATGGTCGATTTCTATTTTTAATCCTTTTTGTTTGAAAGATTCGACAGTCAACAATATTGCACATTCAACAGTGGCAATGTAGTCAAGGTATGCTTGCTTAGTTAAGTTATAGTTAATGTCTAATTCATGCACAAACCTATGTCTGGCATCTAATATTTCTTGAATTTTCACTAATACTCGTATTATTTTTCTGTTAACTTTCTTCCTTTCGCTTAATATTGACATTACATCA